ACTGGAGAACCATCAATTACCTGGAGCGGATAAACCGCATGCCCAGCATCATAGATAGCCCATCCTTCATAGAACAGCTCCATTCCAGTTAATTCTGGATTTTTATTTACCATACTATCAATGAATCCTGCTCTATTTAAAGCCTTAATATCAGCATCTGTCCTAAGTGCCGCCATTCCGTAAGGCTCAACAAGAAGGATTCTAAATTTTGTCCCTGCCTTAGTTATAAAGTAGGGGATCCTTCTTATCTGATCATCAGCATTTAAAGCCCTTAAGAATGAACCGGAAAGAACATGTGCACTTGAGATATTATCTATTGCTGTTGCTGCGGCGGCTTCATATCCGGAAGTTCCAGGATAATCAGATGTACCGTAACTAACCTTGGCACCTCCCACCGTATAAAAATGAGGGTGAGAGACCTTAGTTACATTCGCATCGTTCCCAAACATCTCTGTATCAGTAAGAACAGAGTAACTAAATCTCTCGTAGATAGCTGTAGGAATCTCCAAGAAATTCAATCTCTCTGCCAACTGCAACCCAAGTGCATTTCTTGAAGTCTCCGGAATTCCATACTTCTTAAGACGCTGGGTATTCATGTTTCCTTTCTTGATCTTTTCACCATGCCTGAGTTCGTTAATGAACACTTTTGCGAAGTTCATTTTACGTTCCTCGGTCATGTTGAATAACTGCTCATCACCCTTACGTCCTATCCATTTCAGCTTACGGAATATCGGGACCTCAATATTATCACCCGCTTTACGTTGAAGCTCACGGTGCATCACAAATGGAGATCCAACTACCTGGTTGACAGGCAGTGTCCCATTTGGTTTTGTGGCTTTTTTGCCAAGCGTAGTGTATTTTTTCATCCATCTCCCCCAGAACATATAGTTCGGGAGTTCGAACTGTGTATTGATTCCCTGCGCCTTAACTATTGGATAATTTGCAGAGAAATCATGTGAAAATAATGTATTAGCCATACTATACTCCTTCTATTATGCGCCCGTCCTCTCACGCACCCATTTCTCGTATTGAGCAACCTTTTCAGGAGGCCATTCGTCAAGATCTTCCGGTTTGGCATTCTCAAACTCATGGTCAGGAATAAGGTCCCCTGTAGAATTGGTTGTGGCACTATTAAGCGGAGAAGTCTGGGCGTTTGCGTTATTTATTTTCTCTTTCACCTGTCGTGTCGCCGTAGCAGTAGCCTGGGCAAACACAACGTCCTTGTAATGCAACAGATAGGCCGCTTCCATATCTTCTGGAGTTGGAACAATTCCATGCTTTGTGAACCTTTCATCAATATAGTTTGCAACTGTAGCAAATTGTTCCGACTGTAGAAACTTAATAAGATTCTCATTCAAATTACCTTTTTCGTCTATAATCTCATTAAGATCAACATTAGCAATCTTAGCAGCAAATTCCATTGCATTGCTTTCGATCTGAGATTGGAAGAGCTGCCTATCAAGTTCGTTTATCTCAGATTCTACGCTTTTGAGTTGAGATTCCGGATTGCCAGATAATTGAGCTTTCAGGTATTCCTTGTATGCTTCCGGATCTTCCTGCATAAGCTCATACTCTTCATCTTCTGTTAGAGGTTTCTGAGTTTCTGCTTTCACTTTCAGAAGTTCAAGTTCTTTTTCCTTGAGCTTTTTTTGATATTCAATCTCAAGCTGTTTACGCCTTTCAACTTCTTTGTAATAACTCTTACGTGCCCCTCTAACAATTTTCTTTTCTTCTTCTGTGAGCCCATCATCCCATTTTTTCTGTTTCTTTTCTTGAGGATTTTCGTCTTTTGCCGGCTCTCCCTGTTTGGGTTCGTCCGGCTTTTCTTGCTTGGCCTCCGGTTCTTTAATTGGGACTTCACCTGTTGCAATTTTAGCAACTTCTTCCGGGCTTAACTCGTCAATCTTCCCAGGGTCGATTGCTTCTGGTTCTTTAGCTTCAGGCTCAACTTCTTTTACTTCAACAACTTCTTTTGCTTCTGACATCGGTCAACTCCTTTCTTGCAGGCTCATTATTGAGGTGTCTGCGTTTGTGTGGGCTTGCCTTGCGGCAAGGTGTCCGGAACGTCTTGCAATTCAACGTTCTTTTTTGTTGTATCTAATATGGCGTTAAGTCTCTGTAAAGCTCCAGCTTCCTGCTGCTGCTCTGACATTTGACCTAACACTTGTTTTATTTTCTCTAATTGTTTACTCATATCTCCCAAATCACTATTAGCAAACAACCAATCCCAATCTATTACCTGAGCGGCATTCGGCCCGAATAACGGGACTAAGATATTCTGAACAATCTCTCTCTTTAGATTGTTTCTAACTGTTACAGCAAGCGGGTTACGCTCTGCACTATCAATAACTATCTCATATTCACCAACTGTAATATTATTTAAAATCTGGTCTCCATACGGAATATTAACAAGAACATGTTGTCTTGTTCCGTCTGGATTCTGCACTGATAGCCACTGCGTTGTAGTAACGTTCCTCTGTGTCATCTTGATTATTTTTTCATTCAGCCTTTTTTTGAACAGATTAAACATATATTTTGGCACTGCAAATTTAACCTGCCCTTGTGCAACTTTCTGAGCATAAAGACTTGCTGGTGCGCCCTTATCTTCTTCCCTACCAACCAACTCATTTGTGGCTGTAAGCATCTCCAAGAATTCTTTTGCTTCCTGGGCCATATTGCTTGTGGCAAAGGGAAACTTAGGCGGATCGTACCTTCTGAATGTATCCCTACCCAAAAATTCTTTTTTCTTTAACATGACTAATCCGGGCATGCTTCCGTAATTAATCACATCTTCGGGGTTGTCGTATGCTTCCGGCACAAGCTCAGTCGGTGCGTTTACGGTTTTGTTAATTATATCTAAAGTCCTGTTTTCCATGTCATTTAAGAAGTCCTGCGGAGACTTAGCAAGCTGGAACAATCCAAAATAGTCAATTGTATGCTTAGCAAAGGGATAAGGTGAATAAGGTATTATATCATAAGTTCCGTCCTGAGTCTCTGCTTTCTTGTCTTGGAGCAACCAGTTAAACGAGGGAAGTACTGTTGTAACTCTCTTTATCTTTGCTTTCTTTTCCATTACAACAAAATCGGGGTGAGCTTTTAAATACAAGTCTCTGCGTCTCTTGTCTTTGAACTCTAATACAATTGCTTCGTGTTTGACCGGATCGTAAGCAATCTCTGCCATTTCTCGTTTGATTGTGTGGAATTCAATCACCCTATACATGCCGTTTTTCTTGTCTTGAAATCTTGCGTCTACAGCGTTATCAAGCATATCCTCGCTTTCCCATAAGAATTCTGAATTTTCAGTTGCGTCCATAAGTTCTTTTAAACCCTTAGTGTCCCAGCTTTTTTGATCAAGAATATCTGAAACTGTCATCCAACGATTTCTAATAACGTATTTAGCGTCATCTAAAAACGGATGCATTGCACGACTGTCCCACAACAGGCCAAACTCATCCTCATCCGAATACACAATAGAACCCAGAATGTCCTTTTCGTTGCTCCATCTAATATACCCTACTCCGAATCCAAGCCATCCAGCAAGCAAGATCTTCCCGATATTTAATTTATATTCATTATTGGTATGTACGAAATCTAAGTGATTTTCCCACAGTTCTGCTATCTGTGGATCTGCCCCTGCCCGGGGATAAACTCTCTGGCGATGATCAGAAAGGAAGTGGTCTCCTAATATATAATTAAATTTCTCGAAAATGGCATTAAATATATGTGTGGGGCGTTTTAGGTTCTCGTAATATTTAATTTCCTCATCTGTATACTGCTTGCCTCGTAAATAGTCGTACGCTTCTTTTTGCACTTTGTACTTCTTAGAAAAGCGTTCAAATTCTTTCTTGGTTACTTGTGTAATTCTAAGGACTTTTTGCAGTTTATCTTCTGTTTGTATCTTCATACAAATCTTGCTCCTCTGTGGTCAATTAAGGATTTTTTTTGTGGCTCATACCTGCCGTGATCATATATGCCGTAGTCGATATCTTCTAATTCTTCTTGCCTCTTTGGTGCAGGAAGCCATTGGTGAAACATAAACTTGATTGCTTGCGCTATTACTCTGTCATCATAACAGCCTGTATCTGCCTCTGCCTTGCCGTTTTTATTCGTTATGAAAGTCATTGCCTCTGTGAAGAACTCGGCTTCTTGTATGCCGTCCACGCCAGTTCTTATAGCTTCTCTTAGCGTTGCAAGCATAACCGGCCGTGTCTGTACGTTCGTATTCCAACCAAGTTTGGCATTTTCTATATCTATCCATTCGGCATAGTCTTGTTCGTATCCTATACGGTTTGTAAGGGTTTTTAGCTTCTGGATAACAGCATGGCCGTTGTTATTGTTTTCTACTTGTATCCAGGCATCTTTGTATTTCTTGGAGAAGTGATAAAGAAGCAAGGCAAATATATCCGTGTCGCAATGTCCCCTGTACCATGCAACGTCTCTTTTTTTGACTCTATCGTAAACGTAAAACACTGAATAATCCCCTTTTTCAAGGCCCTGGGCCACATCTGCTGTAATCTGGTAACGATAATCTACAAACAAATCCCTGTTAGGCATGGGCTCTGCAATTACGATACTTCCTGCACTGTTTTCAATAAGTCTAATCTTTTCTCCTGTTACTTCAAAGCTGTAGCGCTTATATTCATTGTTCTTGAGTTCTATATATCTTCTTTGAAGTATTTCGTTGTTGAAGTAAGGTGTGCCTGAACTGAGATAGTCTATATCAAGTTCTTGGCCGATGTTCTCCCGTGCATTATCCTTACGTCTTTCGCATTCTTTTAGATACCAGTCTGAGAGAGGAACATTTTTCTTTTCCGGAATGACAGGGTGTTGCCCGTAAAACAGCCCTGCTGATTTGAGCGGATGTTCTTTCCAGTGAAAAGTAAGAACATCTATTGCCCCGGAATACCGAAGCTGTGCGAATTTCCTGCCCATACCCCAGGGTGTTGACACTGCAATTCTGCACGGTGAACTATCCCCCACGCTCGTCCACGCTTGAGAGTCTGTTTCTTCCCATTTTGCGAATTCGTCCAATAAGGCAGCTTTATACCGGCCTGACGTACCGAAATTAGCGTTGTTTGCCTCGCCTCTGATGTATGAACCTGTCTCCGGATTTGTAATAAGACCGATATTGTCGTTAACATTCTGATCCCAACCTTTAGGAAGGAATTCTCTATGCAAATAATACAGATTATACCTAAATTTTTGAAATAATGTATCCTGGGCCCCTTTTTTGTCTACATATTCAAACTTCCTTGATCCTAAAAGAAAATCATTCCCTGGCTCTGGTTGTAACCAGAACCACAAGAAGACAGTTATCACTATCCAGGAAACACCTAAATCCCTGCTTTTTTCAATCAGGACATCTTTGCCTGTTTTGATATTCTCTACAAGTTGATGTACAAGTTCTAATTGTTTTGGGAATAAAAGAAATGGCAGTGTAGGATCTTTCTTGCCGTAGAGGGCAAGTATTCCTGGACGTGGGTCGTGCGTCCAGGCGTGATATTTAAAAAATCTTTCTATATTTCGCAACGCATACAACTTCTCTGCAAAGGCAAATTCTTTGTCTTTGTCCATGAGTGCGTATATTTCAAGACGCTCACGCAGGTTTTTTGCTATTTTCTTGCCGTGCGCCCTGCAGGCGTTTTCGTAAGAACTCTTCAAGTTCCGGGTCCTTGTATGTGTTTATGATGAGATAATTGTTTTGTGTGTTGTTTTGGTTAATCTGGTTAATATCTCCTTGCCATAGCTGGAAATATCTTCCAAGCAACTCTAATGCTTTTTCTTTGTTGGCAAGTTTAATCTGGCGTATTTCACCCTTGTCGTTGTAGGAAATACTTGTTATTGCCTTGCGAATTTCAATCGGGATATCATGTATATTTTTTATTTTATTTGTACTGGTAAATATTTCGGCAGGATCGTAAAAAGAAAGGTAACAAAGCTCTTCAATTATTTGTTGCGTTTTGTTCTCAATTTTGGCCTGAACACGATTAATTCTTTTCTGTAAATAGTCCCACATCCAGGGGCGTTTTGACTCTTTTCTACTTTTCCCAACCCAAGTAGGAGCCTTTGCAGAGGCAGTACTTTTAGCATAACCAGCGAGTATAGCGGCTTTTTCCCAGCTTTTCATGCCTGTTTCGACATAAAAATCAACAAGGAGCATCTCTTTTTTCGTTATCTCACGCTCACCGCTTTTTTCAAGATTGCGTTCAGGCATTTTTACATTTTTTCAGTTATGTTTTCATATCTTTTTCCTCCCCTATTTTCCTTTTGCTTATACGGTTTTCACCAGTACGAACTAATGTAACCATTTTTTTTGTTTTTGTCAAGGTTTTTTTACATGTTTTAATTATTTAATTTTACTACACTTACAAGAATTGTTACAAAATCTTAATAATTTTTTACTTGATATTATACGTTTATTTACGTATATTGTTGTAACAATTTAAAAAAGGAGAGTTAAAAAATGCAGATCACTAAAGATATTAAAAATTCAATACGGGATTTTTATGTGGATAATAATGCAATTGGAACCTTAAATTTTGAAGATTGGTATTATGATTATTATCTTGATATGTACAAAGGCAAAGAACTTACTGGTGAAGAAAAAGAAGAAATTAAAGAGATTTATGAGTTTTAAAAAGGAGAGAAAAATGAACAAAAACAATAATAAATTAACAGCTAAAGATTTTGCCTTTATTGCAAAAATGGAAGATGTTATTGAGCGGGAAATAGGAGATAAAGAATTTGACCACTTCTTGGATTTAATTGTTGAAAATAACATATCTGACGACAAGTATTCTACACTTCTGTATTATATATATACAAGCATATTGGCAAAACAAGATAGTAAGCTTGCATACAATATAATTAAAGCCAATATGTTACAGGGTACAATATAACAAAAGGAGAGAAAAATGAAAACAGTAGAAAAACTAAAAAATCATCTTGAGCGTAAAGGAAATGTGTGGCAGATCCGCACGCCTGGGCATTTCCAGACAATCGGCATCTTTAACACAAGGGAAGATGCCGAGGCGCAAATTTCTGCAATGTACAATAACAACAATATTGCAGAAGAAATTTTTTGGGATGTTCGACGAGAGATAGAGGTGGAACGCTATCTTGAAAAATAAGGAGGAAAAAATGAGAGTAATTAAAGTTAATGACGGTTTCGAGGGTGAAGATTATTACATCGTTGAAAATGATCAGATTGAACAATGTAATCTTTGTGAATGCACAGATCGGTATGGAAATAAAATAGGATGTGAAAATGCGGGCTGTTTCCCGCTTAATGAGCATGGAGAGGAGACAGAAGAAACTGAGCACATCTCTGCCGTCGCAGTTAATTATCACGATGGGCATAACTGGCGCAGTTTTATTGTAGAAACCGAACTTGATGATCCGAACATCTGTGATGGAGAATTGCTTGAAGACAATAATCCCGTCGCTCAGGAAATTCTCGCCGACTACGAAAACGCAAAATGGGGAGAATGGAGTCAAGGAAGCCTGTACGGAGAAACGGAAAAATATGCTTTTATTATGTCAAAGTGGCAAGGTGAATTTGCCATTGCAACAGTGGGAGTTAAATAACCAACCTTGCAATACCGGGGTTCTTAGAACGTCCCGGAGAAAAAAAAGGAGGAATAAAATGAAAACTAAAAAAGAAACAATCACGGTAGTGTTCGATATTAACTATTCCTTTAACACCTGTGTACAAAAGTTTAAAGCGGAGGTCAAATTAAGTATCCCAATTGTAAACAGGGGTGAACTCCCTGTAATTATGCGGAATTGGGATACTGAGGTTTTCCATAAACCTCTTGATACATATTGGGGAAACAGAAAATACCAAGGCGAATGCAGGTATCGGGTCATCGAGCTCTGGGGAGATACTGCTCCCGAAATACAAAACAAAGTAAAGCAAACCATAAATAATGCAGTCAATACCTTACAAAAGGTAATTGACATGAACAAAGAAAAGATTATAAAGATACCAACAAACAGAACAATTAAGAAAAAATTAACTGTATAAGTAGTATACCACAGGAGGTACGAGACTACGTTTAAAGTCTGTGAATAGCACAGCGCCTCCCGTCGGTAAAGGAGTTTATATGAAAAAGAAACTAACTTTGTATGTAGAAGAGGCTGTTATTAAGCGAGCAAAGTTTCAAGGGCTCAACATCAGTCAATTCCTTGAGACTCAACTTCTCAGGGCAATCCCTGTGCTTGAGCTAAACAATAGCCTTGTGCAGTGCCCTCAGTGTGGGGTATTTACAACAGACGTTTCTGGGAAGACGAGAGACGACCCGGATAATCCAGCTCTCTCTCAATCACAAACCGTCTGCCCACAATGTGGGCATAAATGGTGGACGTATCTATAACCACAAAAAGAAAAAAGGCTAGAGCTTATAGGTTCTGGCCTTTTTTAAATATTTTAAACTGTTTTATATCCTCATCCTGAACCACCTACATAATCAGCTTCAATTATCTCTGGTATTCTTGCAAAAAGAACATCATCCATTTTTGTACCGTCATCTGCGATAAATGCTCTTTCACCGATAGACTTTCCACATCTTACCAACAGTCCGCGATAATAATCAGCATTCTTTTGATTCTGCGCAGCAGTTCTCATCCAGGCCGCAAGTCGTTTCGCAAAAGCCTCAGCAAGTATTGAATCCATTTCTATGTTTTCTGTTTCTTTGTCGCACCAGCATTGTGCAGCAATTGCTCTCGCCTCAGTCATCCAATCATAAACAACA